GGGCATAATAGATGTTGTTACCTCTGCTTCTTCAGATTTTATACCTATTAATTCACCCGTTTCTGTAGCGTAAGATCCATCTTCTTTTTGTATAGTTTTATTTATATCTCGCTTGTTATTTTCTAAAAACTCTCTATCTCTTTTATTAACATCTTCAATAGCTACTATAGAGTTGTCAACGTCTAGCTCTGTAATATTATCAATTTTATTTTCGTCTAACTTAGTATATTCTTCTACTAATATTTCTGGAGTTAACTCTTTTTTAACGTAGCCAGGTTGATTTTTTTCATTAATATCTTCTCTTGAATAAAACTCATCTATTCTAAAAGATATATCATCGTTTAAAATAGAGTCGTTAGTAGAAATAGGATTGTGTTGTCTAGGAATTACATTGTTAGGATTAGTAATTTTTTTAGCTTGTCTATTAACTTTTCTAATAGTTCTATTTTTTTGTTTTTTTAGCTTTTCTTTTCTCTCTTTATTTACTTCAGAAATTAATAACTTTCTATTTTTTTTACCAGCATCTTCCCAATAACGCATGCCATCGTCGTCATATCTATTTCTTCCTTCACCCCTTAATTTAGACTTTATTTTAGTTTTAAGCGACTGATCTTCAAATCTAGCTCCAGTTACAGACGAAACACCAGCTGTTCCTGTAGGATCAAGAACTATAGGATCTTTAACTTTTTTAGTTTTAACAGGTTTTGTTCTTGGAGTTTTAACAGGCTTTGTTTTTGTTGGAGCCGCAGCACCAAGCTTGCCTGTTTTAACTTTTTTAGTTTTAACAGAGGTTTTAGTATATTTCTGCTTAGAAAAAGGACCTTTACGTACTTTCTTTTTTCTTTTAGCTGTTTTTGGTTTTTTACTACTAAATGTTAATATAGCCATATTATTCGCTTATTGGATTTATTGGATTATATATACTTGTAGTTTCTTCAGTCAAATTTTCAGGAGTATCATCAAGCTCTTTTAAACGTTTCTTACCCTCAGCAGTTGTCATATCTAAAACCTCAGCTTCAACTTGTGGCTTCGTCTCTATCATAGGATAAGCATGTTCCTGAGCGTAGCTGTTATTTAAAGCGGCTTGAGTAATTTCTCTATCCCATATAACTTCTGGTGAATTAGCTCTATCGTAAGACACTTGAGCTCCTGTATAATTACCTATTATAGAAGTACCATTTTTATTGTAATCATTAATAGGATCTGTCATACCATATGGATTATCTTTCCACAATGTTTTTATTTTAAGTTGCATAGGATCAAGCTCTACGTCATCTAAATCTTTTATAGAACTATATACACCTAGTGTTTGGCTTAGTGCTTGTGGATATATGCTAGAGCTATATTGTTGATTGTTTAGTATAGATTCTTGAGGATAATTAGCTATATCACCAAGTACATCACTTCCTTCTTCAAAAGTAATTTTACCTTTTTCATTAGGTTTAATTTTTTTATTTTCAAATACTTTTTCAATAACACTTTGTTTTCCTTCGCCTCCACCTATCATGTTGCTGGTAACATCTTTCATATCTCCATTTAATTGTACTAAAGGTGGAGAATTTGGGCTTAATAAAGTTGAGTTAAACTTACTCATGTCAAACTTAGGACTACCTTTTAAACCAAAGCTTATATTAGTACCGTCTTCACTTAAGCTAGCTTCCATGTTTTTAAAATCAGGATCAGTTATTAAGCTAGAACCTAATTTAAATATATCGTTGTCTATCGAGTGAGTGTTAATAGATTTAGGACCACCTCTAGGAACATCTAATGAAGCAGCTAATTCTGTTTTTATGTTATTTAAACCGGTCATAGTTCCTTTCAAGCCGTCTGCTATTTTTAACATTTGATTAGCAGCAAATTTGTTTCCTTCAGCTATATGTTTTAAATACTTATCTTTAGCATCCATGCCTAATTGTTGTAAAAATGCATTAGGTTGACTAGGTTTTTTTAAATTTGCAGTAATGTTTTGGTTTTCTTGAACTTTTTCTTTTTCTAATAAATCCAATATTTCATTATTCTGAGCTTGTAAAGTTTTAAAATTTTTATCAACTCCGCCGTCTTCTTCAGCTGTAGCATCAGATTGAGCAAAGCTTTTAAGATCTTCATTGAATTTTGATATTTCTGCGTTAGCTTGTTTTAAGCCCGCCGCGTTATCTATTATTGCCGGTTGTCTATAAGTTCCCATATTTATTCTATTATCCCAGTGCTGTACCTAAACTTGTAGCAGCGCCTGCTATGTTGCCAAAAGCTTTATATTTTTCAGCTCTAAAAGCTTGTTCGTCAGTTCTAGCTTGATCAAGTTCAGCTTGAGTTCTATCTAACTTAGTCATATCTCTTGTCTCTTGTCTTTGAAATCTAGTATCTTCACCTCTAGCAAACATTCTTTGATTAGACAACTCTTGTTTTTGTATATCTGCTGATATACCTTGCTTACTTTGTAAAGCAGCTTGAGCCAATGCTGTAGCCCCACCTGATCCACTACCAGTAGCTCTTATAGTGTCTAATGTATTAGCTAATGATTGATCAGCTTGCTCTGCTTGAAATTCTGCAGCTTTTGATGCTACACCTAGATTTGCATAAGGATTTGTTATTTTCTGTAAAGCTTTCTCTTGATCTGCTATAGAGTCTTTAAGTATTTGTTGCTCTCCTTTGGCTTTTTTTTCTTTACTATTAGCATCTATAGCAACCCCGGTACTTACACCTGCGGCTACTACTGCTCCGGTAACTAATAATGCTGTTGCTACTGCCATATTACTAATTTAAAATTTTAACTAATTCATGTGACGGCTTATCATCTACATGCCATCCTAATTTTCTGTGTGTTTCTATTAGACTTTTATGTCTACATATACTAAAAGAATACTTGTAACCAAGATCTTTTATAATTTGTTCAGCCCCTGTTATTAATAATTCAAGAGCTTGTTTTCTGTTTTTGTCTCTATATTCTGGATCTGATATAATCCACTCTAACAAAGCTACTTTTGCATTTGTTAAATATATAAAGCCAGCTATTACAGGCTTACCGTTATTCTCAACAATAACACCTGTTTCTGGTAAAAAATCGTCAGCAGGAGATGTCCACTCTGGCCAAGCATCCCACCATTTTCTAATAAAAGTTAAATCTTCTTTTATTAATTTTCTTATATTTAATTCCATTTAATTATGATGCAGATGCTACTATGTTTGTAGAAGCTGCAAATATTTGTTTTTGTCCAGCTAAATCAGTACTTGAATCTGTTTGAAGAGTTACTGTAGCAAAATATCCTTTTATACCTGATATTGTACTACCATAAATAACCTCACCAACTCTTATACCACTGTTATTTCTTAAATTAGCTACATATTTACCTTCTTTTAGTGTAAATCCTGCCCTATATATAGGAGGTGTTAGTGATGCTGGATATTCATTTCCATAACCATCATAAGCGCCCTCGTAGTAACTATTTATAGTTACACTATTATCGGTATAATTTACATATTCTGATATTGAAGCAGAAGGATTTATATAGTTGTCATTAACTACTTGTTTACCTTGTTGATCAGATACAAAGCTAGATATTTCCCAACCATTACTTCCTTCATAGCCTATAGTTAAAAAACTTTTGCTTATATTTACTTGTGGATTAAATACAAATGTAATAGAAGATTTAGCTGCAGCAGCACCATAAAATACGTTTCTGTTGTTAGGTGTACCTGCGAAGTAATGTTCATAAATTTCAGAAGAATTAGTTGTAAAATAAGTATTTTTTAAACTAAATATATTATTAGGTTTGTAGCTATAAAAAGTAGGCCAACCATTAATATTCTCATCAAATGCTAAAGTGTAATAATTTTCAGTTTGATTAGTAAATGTTGATGTTCCAGCTTTTTGAAGTGATACAACATATTCTCTATCATGTATATCCCAGCCACCTAGTATTTTATCTCTTTCAAAAGTTCTAAATTTTAAGTTAGCATCGGTAGGTATTGTAAAGTTAGGATATTGACTAAGTGTTACATAATTATTTCTCCAACCAGTTACATAAATGTCATATTCAACGCCATTGACTAATAATTGAGAACCTAGTGGTATTGTTGGTCCAGATACTATAACTATATAAGGAGGTATACCGCCACCTCCTGGACCTTGAGTATTAGCAAATACAGCATCTACATCTACCGCTTCTAAGTTTTCGTTTAAGTCTTTTAACTTATCTCTAAAAAAGTTTGACATACCATATTCTGATATTTCAGTAAGACCATTGCCTGATAACCTTAATATAGAACCTCTATCTTTATCTGCAAAGTATTTTCTAAAACCATATACAGCAAAAGACTCTGGGTTTTTACTAATACCAAATTCACCAGCATACGGGCTTAATTGACCTATAACAGTACCTGGAGGCAAAGTCTGTGTACCACCTTCCGTTGTATATATAGTATCTTTATCTATTAAAGCTTTATTTACTTTGTCTTCTTGAAATACTATCAAGTTAGTATCTTCAGCATATAATTTTTGAATACTACCTTTTTGAGGATCAGCAGCTCTAGTTATAGTTTCACTTACTGAAAATACATTAGTTTCATTTATACCTGTTCTAGAGTTATATACACCTGAATATATCAAAGCATTAGGCCTAAATTCAGGTTTATTAAAATCTTCTTTCAAATAAGCTTTAGCACCGTAGTCTACTGATGTAGCATTAAAGTCTTCTTGGTATCTAGACGCTTCAATAAACCAGTTTTCTTGCTCATCAAAGCCATTTGTATTAGTAGGTGGAGTAGCTACAGTTCCAGGTTCTTTACCATTACCAGAAGGATAAGGAGGAAATCCAGTAGTTTCACTAGACCATGGTATACTTGGCCAAGTAGAAGCCATACCACCTCTCCACTGCTGTGCAGTTGCAAAATTGCCATAATCATAAGGCAAACCACCACTAACACCTGATGGAGTTCCAGTATATATACTTTTCTTTATCCAGAAAGAATTATAATAATCTACTTCTAATTTGTAATATGACATATAATTACTTTAATTTTATTGAAAATTAACCCAAGCTGATACAAAGCTAGTTAAACTACCTGTTAAGCCATTACAGTCTTTAATAGCTATTTTAAGTAAAGTTTTACT